AGCAGCTGTTAGATCTGCATCTCTTAACTCAGAGAAGTTATTATCCTTGAGGAAGTCATAGTGAATCTTCTCGCGGAGTTCCTTCCATTCGTCGACAGAAGCAATACCCTTGAGAGCAAGCTGACGTTCCATAAGTTCATCGAATAGAACTGTAAATTTGGAACGGAGTTTTTCAATAAATTTATTGAATTTCACTTCATCACGTGTAATTTCTTGTGAACGACCAAGCATGAAGCCTTGTCCTGGCTCCAAACGAGTGATTGGAATATTCAATGACTTATAAAGTTTCTGCTCAAAATACTTAACGTCAGCCATCTCACCAAGATTTTGTCCTGGTGGGAGCGTCGTGATTTCTGTTGACTTACCTTCACCGCGACGTGGAATCCAGAAGTCTTCCATGATTGACATGAACTTACGATCGTCTTTAACTTCACCAGTTGTTGAGTCATAGACAACCTTGTTGCGGAACTTTGTCATGAAGTCACGGAGATATTGATCTGCCTTGATACGTGGCATGTTACCAACGTCAATATAGAACACGCGACGTTCTGGGGCACGCGATAGACGGTAGATTACAACAGCATCTTCAACCATGCGTAATTGGTTTAATGGCTTGATGGCTTTGTGCAGATAACCCAAAACCATCTGACGTTTTGGATCTAACAAACCAGAATTCACATTGACGATTGCATCAACTGCAATCTTGATTGCACCGTCGCCAATGTTGCTGACTGTCTGATTGCCTTGTGTGGATGATTTGTCATTAAACAAATAAAACTCTTGCATACCAGCGACAACTTCAGCGCCAGTACGTGGATCTTTTTTCTTATTTACAGTGCGAACTTTTTTGATCTTTCGAGGATCAATATATACGAGCTCTTGAATACCAAGTTGTGGTTGTGTTCTATCAACTAAAACTTGAAAAAATAATCTTCCGTCAATATACCAGTCTCTGAAAAGACCAGAACCATCGTTGGAAAAATTTAGAAGTTTAATAACGTTTTTAAATTCTTCGCGAATTGCGTCTTTGATTTCATCTGGCTGATCTAAATCATCAAGAATAATTGATACTGATTTACCAGACTCATCGTGCACAATTGACTCATTGATGATTTCGTCGACTGCGGATTCAAGTTCTGGTTGCAATGCCATTTCGCGATAACGAGAGATCAGATCTGCTTCGTTTTTAAAACTGGCTTCAAGGTCTAGATATGTTCCAAAATATCCACCAGTGCCAATTTCCATCGCTCCATCATCACTGACTGGCGGCGTGATTTGCGGTTGGATATCTGTTTCTGGCTTTTTGCGTACAAGTTCAAAGCCAAATAAATTAATACCTGCCATATTTTACTCCATTATAACAAAATCAAATTGAATAACAAATTTATCGAATTTTTGGTTCTGGTTTAGGCTTCGCAGAAGTAGGTCTCACAGGTCTAGGATTCACATTTCTACCAGAACTCCTGGAATTTACTTGCGAAAGTCCAATTGGTTTAAATTGATACGATGGCTGAGTGGTGCCAGGAATCTGCGGCGTTGATCGCGATGCACTTGATGGTGTTCTACCACGAAACTGATTTCTAAGATCTTTAACAGCACGTACAGTTCCTGTTACTGAGCGAACTGCACTTGTGATATTATTGATTTTGCGAATGAAATTAGTGATGCTGCTCATTCTGAACTCTTATTATAGAGTTAGCGCGTCTGGCGAAGTCCAGTATTGATATGAGAATGTTACAGCATATTCTTCGATTGTATCATTTGCATCCCAGCTGACATCAATAGGTGAAATATCTGTTGGGAACATATCAATAAATGTATAAGACTTAATGATATTTCCTTGTTTGCCGTATTGATAGACCTCTGCATCAAATGCATATTCAGCATAGAATGATTCGGCAAGATTTCCTTCGTGACCGTTCATTCTCCCCATCCATTCTTCCAATTGATTTCTGATAACGAAATCTTCGTCGTTAAGGACAGTGATTGTCCACTCTGGGAAGACTCTATTACCAGCAACTTTTACTGTTCTACCAAAGTAAGGAACTTCAATTGTTGCAATTGTCGAACCTGGTAATTGTGCTGTTTTTGCTGTAAAAGTTAGTTTTTGATCAAACACTGGAATGTTAACTTCAAACAGATTAGGGCGTGCGCCGTCGAATGAAAAATTTCCTTTAAAGTCTGTAATATTGAAAGGCATTGCGTTCTCCTGACTTTAGATTATTTATTAGAATCTTCCGACGACTTCATCAAATGATACACCAGTACGAACTGCAACAAAGTTTAGCTGGATGAAGTTGATGCTGCGGTTTGGCTTGACATAAATGTCACCGACAAACTCATTGCGATCAATTACATCTGACGTGTTGTTTGTCGCATTACATACGACCTTGAAGTCTGTGATTCCACGACGACCCTTCACCGTTCTCAAAAATGGTTCAACAATTGACACGAATTGCGATCTTGTAAATTCATCATTGAATTCGAAGAGTTGTGCCTTGGCAGCACGAGCGATCGCTTTTTCGAGCGTGATAAACAAGCGACGAACATTGATGCGGTCAAATGCACTTGGCTTTGATAGCATTGTCTTGTCGCCAAATAGGATAGTACCCTCACCAGCAAATGACACGACAGGATTGATACCGTTCTTGTAGAGTGTATCTCTGTCTGCTTTTGCAGGATAGTATGCAAGTTTGATAACGTTCTTGATCTGACCACGTGAAGAGCCAGCTGGTGAATACCATGCATCTCTTTCAAGGTCTGTGCGAACACAAAGACCAGCAACGTCGCCGTTGAGTGGCATCCAACGATACTTGTCGTTGTACTTGTCATATTGATACTTCCAGCCGCTATCCATCACAGCGTATGAAGAAGACACATTTGACAATGCATTCTTACGATAATTTACGACAGAATCAGATGGTGTTGCAGAAGTTACATTTGCAAGAGTCGGCGATACGAATACCACGCAGTCCTTGCGAACTTCAGCTACGCTGTTGATTGCATAAAGTGCAGTTGCTGGTTCGGCGTCGCCAGTCATGATAAGTGATACATCAATTAGATCACCATCAATGAACTTGCCATAACCTGTTTGAACATTACCAGCCAATACAACACCGTCTGCACCACCACTGAGTGATGTGGTATGAACAGCAGAGACATTAACTAGTTGAGCAAATGTCTTACCTGCAGAAGTTGTACCCCATGTTATTGCCGTGTTAACAGCATCTGGGTGATCTGTCCAATAGATATATTTTGATTTTCTCCAGAGCACATCCTTGTAAAAGTTTGAATTGCCAACGCTATCTTTTGCGTCAGAAGCCTTTGACAAGAATGGGAATGTTTCAAGAACTGTTCCTGATGTGCCTGTGAAGAGACCATCTTCGTCTACGACAATGATGTGCATTTCATCATTAGCACCACCAACGCTAGAAACGAAAGCAGAAGTTCCTGGAACACTATCAAAGTAACTCTTGTATGCCCATGCATCAAAGTGCGTTTGATTTGTATTTGCCCAAACACTGACTTTGAGTGAGTTGCCAAGTGCGCCAGCATATCTTGCTACCCATGCACCTGCGTTTGCAGTGTTTGAACTGTAATAGTTTGTGAAGTATTCATCTTCATTCTTGATTAAGAATGTAGTATTTCCTGATGTTGTTGCCGTTCTCGTGTTTGAACCGTTCACTGCGCGAACGACGCGAAGGTCGTTTCCGTAGTTTAGAAAGTTTGCGCAGGTGAAGAATGATACTGCTGTGTTATTGTCTGGTTTGCCAAAAACTTCTACTAGTCGAACTTCATTTTCGATTTGTGTCGCAAATTCAGCTGGACCCCACTGAAATGTTCCAGCAAATGCACCAGTAGTTGTTCCTGTTGATGGAACGGCAGTTGTTAAGTCAATCTCAGAAGTAACAACACCAGGAGATAATTGAAACGCCATGTTTATGCTCCTATGAATGGAGAATTAAGAAAATCTACGAAATTATTTAGTAAATTCGGGTTTTTAAGGTTTTTTATTTATAGGTCCCCCATTTACTGTCTTGAACGATGTTCCACACAGCTCCGTCTTGTACAAAAGAGTTGGATCGCTCATCTCCCCCAATAGATGCAATTGGTAAAGGGAGCATTTCATCTTCAATTTGTTGCATTTGTTGTTCGTGAAGTTTCTTTTTAACGTTTGTATCGCTCAACTCTGAGAAGAAGTTTTGACTGGTACACCAAGAGAATAAGACTAAACACATAACGAGGTCATCGTGGCTTCCGCTTGCAGCTTCGAAACTGGTTCCATTTGTAACAAAGGTCGAAAGTTCGGATATAATCTCAAAGTCTTGTATAATCATCTGTTGAGATTCAATCAGATTCTTTAGAACGGAGCATCCTAGACGCTTTACCGACTTCGTGGTTCGAATTCCACGATTTGATTTATTACCATATCCCCAAGTTAGAGCCATCTTACTCTTCATTTCGACACTGGAAAGGATATTCTCGTACTCATAATCATCAAAGAGAGAATCTACAACTTGCTGACCATTATCATTAATTTCGACGAGCGCATATGCGCTGTTATAGTATTCACCAATCTTTTTAATCATACTAGGATAAACGAGTGGACTTATATCGTTATTCTTGTAAGTCGCGACGACTTTATATGGAATCTCAGAAATGTCTAAAACCACGAACGCCGAGTAGTCCAGACCCTTTCCACGACTCGTATCTGCGACGAGCATATAACTCTTTCCAGGGATGGGTTGGTGATAGATTGAGATTCCGCTTTCAGTTTTGTTTAGAGGAGTCACAAAGGCGAGAGACTTTAGACCGCTGGCTGAAATAAGAGTTCCCGACGAACCCATGAATTCACATTCAACTTCCTGGAAATACTTTTGTTCTCCAAGAACAGCTCGCTGCTCGTCTGCCCATTTCTGATCGCGCCCTGGAACCTGTCTCCAGTTGGCTTCAATATGTAAGAATCCGTTTTGATTTTCAACGGCTTCGGTCCACATCTTATAAAAGTGATTCATACCATTTGGGGTAGAAGAAATTAAAATCTTAGATGATGTACCAGAAGAAATCGTAGGATAAACGGAAGTGAAGAATTCTTCTGCGATGTTACTCGGGACGAATGCAAATTCGTCGAGGTATAGTAACGAGATAGAGAAGCCACGAATTGCACTGGATGCCGTAGACGTAGCCATTACACGGCAGTTATTCTCTAATTCAATGTCGCCTTTATTCCAAGTCTTAACACCTTGTTGGATCCAGAGTGGCAATGCTTCATAAGCAATTTTAATACGACTCAAAATTTCGCGTGCAGTTGGTGCTTTGTTGGCAAGAATTGCGACGAATTTATCTTGATTGAAAAGAATATACCAGAGAATATAACCAACAATCATCGTCGTCTTACCAAGCTGACGACCAGCTTTTAGAATCACACGACGGTTTTGATTAATGTCTTCAATGGCTTGTTTCTGAAATGGATAAAGCGAGATGTTGATAAAACCCTTATCAAGTGTGATGATCTTTACATATCGCTCAATAAAATAAATTGGATCTTCTGCACACTTTACATACTCACGGACTTCATCTTCCGTGAGTTGCAATGGCATATTAATTTTCTTTAAATGCGGATTGCCAAGATAGTTTTTGATTCTAGTCTGAAGATTCATTCTTTATTTTCTTTAACAAATCAGCAGTAGAGCCAACAAATACTGCTTTGTCTACAGTAATATTTGTTGGGGCAACTTCTTTTGGTTGAAGTTCTAATTGCTGTTTTTGGAGAATCATAAGTTTCTCTGTGACATCAGAGAGATTCTTAATCATGTTTGCTGCTACTTCATACGCTCTTGGGTGTTGCGATTCTTTCGCAACTTCAAGAATGCCGTCCAGAGCTTCGTTACCTTTTTCGATAAGGTTATAATAATTAGCACGAGAATAGTTAGCGTCAGGATTAACAGCTGATCCATCTGGCTCATGAATAGTAACACTTCTGTTTTCCTCTTTTACCGCAGGAACATAATCAGTGTTTAAAATTTCTGCTAAATTTTTATCTGTTTCGCTCATAAATTATGTAATGTTTGGTGCCGTTTCAATTGACACATCGAATCCAAACGCATCTCCAACGTTTGCAGACAATGGGTCTGGAATAACAGTGATATTATTTAACTGGTAATCTGTTGCTGATCTGTATGTTGATAGATTATAAGATGCATTTGAAACAGCACCTGTGATAAATTTACCAACTTCAAATGATCCAGACAAATCTGAAACAACTAGAGTATTTGAAGTGTTGCTCCATGAAGAGATGAATCCAGTTGCTGTTGCGCCATTAATATTTCTACCTTGATATACAAGCTCGCCAATTTTAAATTCACCTTCACCTGTTGACAACGCAAAACTCTTCGCTTCGTTGCCACCAGTATTATATGCATATGTATTTGCTGTTGATTTGCGAATAATTTTAACGTTACTTTGTGGACCGTAGAGATATCCACGCATTGTGAATCCAAGATTCCACTGTAGCATGCGGAGCTCTTGTGGTGGACCGTCTGATCCACCAGCATTATAGTCAATGCTTTGCAGAATCAATGGTACATCAACTGGATTACCAACACCAACTAGATCTAATGTCATTGTGTAATCAGGATTGAAGTATGGTAAAATTTGCTCAATGATTTGTGTGCCGTCTTCAGTATTACGAACATAAATGTACAACTGAAAACTAAAATTATATGGTGCGAGCGTGACTGCCTTCACCGCAGAATCATTCAGTGCACCATATTGATTCATAAATGGAGAAATTTTACGCGATGTATCATATGCGATACTTGTCATCTCAAAAGACATTCTTGGTAATGTCAACTGCACACGACGATCCAAGTTAGGGTCTTGTGTAATACGTTGATAGAATTTTTCTTTTGTGATGTAGTTTAATGGAACGATAACTCGTTCGATTTCTTGTGTACCTGCAAGGTTGTAGCGATACAATTTGATGTTATTGAACATCGTGCCAAAAGCCACGACCATCTTACGAGTAATTCTATGATAAAAGTGTTGACCTGATAACATGATTAGTTCTCGTCAGATGTACCAAATGGATTGGTTTCAGTCCAATCAAGGATATTGTCTGCTTCGTTTTCAAGCAATACATTCTCTTCGAAATCATCCGTAGCGTTATCTTGTGGATCGCTGCTAGTCACCGTCCATTGAGCACTACTTTCAGATCCTTTAATGACTGTATTCGCAGCAAAAGATCCTTTGATGTTTCGAATGATAAGTTTTCTATTTGGAAGATCCCAACTTGAAACATATCCTTTAGCTGTAGCAGCTGCTAGTGTTGCGCCTTGATAGACAATTTCATGCGTGTCATATGTTCCGCTACCGCCAGCGTTCAATGTGAACTCAATTCCATATGCACTCAAATCAGCGACCGCATCAACCTCTGGAACGCCAGTGTCAATAATCTCACCATTGTATTTGAAGACTTCTAGATTTAATCCGTACATGTATGGCGCGAATTTACCAGCCTGGAAGAAGTTCTTTTCTTCTTCGACGAATCGAATCTCAAGAAGTTTTTGTTGCACAGGCATGAAAATCAAATCACCTTCTTTTGGAACATTGCGCAAAATTGATGGAACATATCTCTCAAATGTTCTGCGGGCAACTGCAACACGCGCTTCTTTCTGAATTTGCAAACCAAACTTCGAGAAGAATTCCTGATTGCCTTCGAAGTCTTGAAACGACTCAAGATACATGTCAATCTTAAATGCTTTTGTATATTTCTTTACTGGATCATCACCAAACAAACGATCTAGTTCTGAGTGAGATTCTCGTGGCAAATAGTAAACATCGATTCCATGATTTTTGATAGATTCAATGATCATGTCCTCGATGAGAATCTGCTCACGAGTTGCGCCTTGATTGTTAAAATAAACACTGACTGCCATATTAGCCAACTATCATCATTGGTGGTTCTTCATGGACATCGCGGAGCTTTGCTTCAAGCCTTTGAACGTCGTCCATTGCTTCGGCATAAATTTGCTGACCGTTGACAACTAATCCACCAGGAAGGGTATAATTCGCATACTTCTTGAGATTGTTACCCCACTGACGTTTGAAGAGCGCAGTGACGTATTCTTTTAACCAAGAATCGTTGAAAATTCTTTCGTACGAATCAATATCAACGATTCGATTTGCTTTGAAGAGCATGAAGTCGCCAGCATCTAATTTACCGTCCCAGTCTTGCCACAAATAAAGGCGATTGGTTTTCTTGTTATAGGTGTATGGAATCTGTCCCGTTATGATCATGTCAAGTGTTGATAGATGCTGACGAGCGATAAAATAATAGGTGTATGACGAGGCTGAGAGGCTATAGAAATCGTTGAGGCGAATCTGATAGTTCACATCGAACATATTGAATTCTGTGCCACCAGTGGAACTTACGGAAGTTCCTGAGAATGGAAAAACCTCTGAGACGCCGATGATATTGTCACACAGTGTGATATACTTGTTTAGAATATCAGCATTCGTGACTTTGTGGGCAAGATACATTGTCTCTGTACCATCGTAATGATAGTCTTGAAACATTTGTAATGCGTCGTCGATTCGATCGTCTAGTTGGTCGTCATCTACGTTGATGTCGATTACTGGAAAGCCTAGATTTCGAAGGCAGAAGTCTTTAAGAGTGGATTTATTGGTAGGTTTTGCCATTTAGAACCTCACATGTAGTTCTATATTTAGTTATTCGACCAATCTACCCTCTCGAGAAGTGTAAGTCTTGTTTGGATCCATGTGAGCAAATTGTTCCCAGTTCGGCTCACCCTCAAGAATTCGTTTCCCAGTGGATTCTTCGCCGATGTGGTTTATCATATTACTTCCATCAGAATTCTTTAATTGAGCACTATACATC